GAATACTATTGATGATAAAGTAGTCCTACTGCTATGTAAATCAAAATGTAATCGTTGTCCATTTGAAGGTGGCCATTTAACTATTTGAAACCAATCAATTTCAGATTCTTTCATTTGTTTAGATTTGTTATTTAATTTATTCATTAAAAATGAAAGTTTTTCATCTTTTTTATTTAATTCAAGAGGATAACTGCCCATGTATCTAAAAACCGTTAGCTGTCTTTCTTTATAATACTTTAATAAAAATTTTATCTCTTCTTTAGATAAAAAATTATCAACTATTTCTGTAATCACACCAGGTCTTTTGCCCTTGTTAGAACTGGTTTGTATTTTGTTTTACCTTCAGACTTGTAGGCCCACAAATAAGATGCTCTTGGTGTTCCATTAATCCAACTTGCGTGGATCCATCCACTGTTAGGCTCACCTGGAGTGTAGAACTCTAGGATTAATTGATCTGGCTGAAGGTTAGATTTAATCCAATCAAATAATTCAGCATTGTCTACACCAACACATTCAAAATCTGCTGCTTCTGCTTTCGCATGCTGACTGTTAATTGAGCTGCCGATAGCAACACACAATTCCGGAGACCTGAAGCCTGACGTCACCTTCACTCTACCGAAGTGATCACGTACGGGCTGCAAAATATTTTCACAAAGTGCTTTTAATTTTTCAATCTGACCTGCACTAGGATTATTATTAATCCCTTTCCTGATAGCAGTATCAGATTTAGTTAATTCTTGAAGAGTAAAATTACGACTGAGATTCATCTTCTTTTAATTCAATATCACCACAAAAATAAGTAACATATAATTTATCTTTATTCATTTTTATATTTGTTCTTTCAGAAAAATCTACGATTAATTCTCCACCTTTTTTAACACATGAAGACCAATCTTCAAATTTATAATTATATTCCATTGGTTGTCCACAAGTCTTAGTAACTGAGGAACAAATATATAATACCAAAAAGAATTTCATTAATCTGACCTAACTGAATCTATGAAATTGTATACTCTTCCAAACTGTTTGTCTATATTTAGTAAATCTTGTTGTATCATACCTACCAAAACCTGAAGTTCTATCAGTGTGACTAAAGTCCATGTAGCTAGACCCATTAATATTGTACCAAGTAATGCAATTAGAGCTGTATTAGTTTTTCGAGTCATTTAAATACTCTTCTAATTTTTTACCTGCTGGTGACAATGTTATAACATATGAAAAAGTTGCAGCTAATAATGCTGTGCATAATGCTTCACTCCACCAGTGTCCAAAATGAGTTGGGTGAGCTAATAAATCTGCGATAAAACAACCAATAAACATAAACAAAGGTAATTTAAAATGAAATTTCCAAGGAATAAAAGACATCATAACCACTAGAACACCTGTTACGACTCCTGTCTTAGTTGCTATTATTGCATGTTTTGAAGTTAGTGCAGGTAAATTACCTTGCACCATAAATATCATACAAGATAACCACGCGAGTGAAAGCTTGTGAAAGAATAAAGTTGCCTTTTGTCTAAACACTAGGTCCTCCACAGAAAGCCAATAGAACTAACATTACAATTAGAATACCTGTAAAGTAATAATTCATCCTGGCTATCTCCATTATAAAACCCAACCTTTAATTTTTTTCCATAATTTTTTAAACATGCTTTCACCCATATAATCTTCATAGTTTTTTACTTCGATATGACTGCATACATAACAATCACATGAAGCACATTGTGTTGTGCTTACATAAAAACCTTGTCCCTTACAGTGGCATCTGTGACCACAATCAATACAAAATATTTTCATTTTTTATCCTCAATATCATAAAACATTTTATCAGAATCTTCTGTTACCCAGTCACCACCCTCTGCATCCCAGTACGTAGTTTGTACTTTGTAGTCGGGCCATTCGTTTTCTGTTGTGTAACTATTTATATGCCAAATGATTCTGTTGTTTGGCTGTGCAGCAAAGTTGCCGTTTTCTAATTGTAATATGTGAGCACATTTATGCTCTTGCGGAATTTCAGAGTGTTCCGTATCCAATATATTAGTGTCTGGATGCGCCCAGTCAATGGTAAATAAGTATTGACCTTTATAAAATTTTTTATCTCTACCTAGATATTTTCCGTTTACACCATCCAACCAATCAAAGCAATGGACACTAGGCCAATAACTAAAACTGTTCCATAGTTGGAGTTCATCCACTGCCATGTCAGGAACCTCAGATCTTTCATATTGTTTTTGGAAAAAAGCTGAGATAGGTAAACGCCAATAGCACGCACCATTTGGTAACATAATGTTAAATAATAGAGCCCGGCCTGAAATAGAGCTAAGACCAAAGATAACACAGTCACGATAATCTCTTTTATATTTTTCATCCATGTCATAAAGATACTCTCTCCTTATTTTACAATAAATCGGCGGTATATTAGCATTTAAATAAGACATAATAAATCATTTTATTTCACCCCAATTAGGGCCTGATTCATAGTCTACCTTGTTTGGCACCTCTAAGTCAACTGCATTTTCCATCACATCTTTTATTCTCTTAGCTTGTTCTTCTGACTGAATAGAAAAATCTAATTCATCATGTATTTGTATATGTGCGATCAATCCTTCTTTGTATAAATCAACCATTGCTTTCTTTGTCATATCAGCTGCACTACCTTGAATTAATTTATTCAATGCTTTGTACGTAAAAGCTCTACGTGTAGAGTTTTGATGCCAATAATTTTTTTTAGGTTTGCCATTTTTGTCTTTTACAATATTACCTTCGAAGTCTTTTAGATGTGGACCCATTTCTTGAAGCTCTAACATACGTTCATGATCTTCAGGTGGTACGTACGTTCCCCAATCTGCTCCTCGTAATACTGGTTCGTATTTAGGAAACCTACATCTTCTACCTAAAAGAGTTTTGATTTGTCCTCTAGACTCTGCAGCTTTCATAACTTTGTTCATTAACTGTTTAACAAAAGGTGCCTCGCTGTGATACTTTGTAAATAATTCTTCTGATTTTTCTTTTGACACTCCAAGTTCTCCTTGTAGTTTTGCTTTACCCATACCATAAAACAAACCTAAGTTAATTGTCTTTGCTTGTGATCTTGGAATCTTAGCCATCTCTGCAACAATCTTGTGAAAGTCTGTCGATGGATCATTTTCATATGAGTCTGCAATTTGATTTACAGATGGTAAAGAAAATTTTAATGCATAGTGTGCAACAAGTCTTGGTTCCTGTTGCGAGTAATCAAATGTACCCCACTTCATACCTTCTTCTGGTATAAATAAACTTCTAAGTAAAGGCCCTGTTTCCGGATCCCTTGCTGGGATTTGCTGTAGGTTTGGATTCGAATAACTAAATCGTCCTGTAACTGTACCCCCATCATCAGATCGTATTTGATTTATATCTGCATGAATTCTACCTTTGTGTTCATGTTTTAAAATAGTATCTATAAATGTAGTTCTAACCTTGTTTATTTTTCTTGCTTCTGCTATCATATTAACTACAGGATTAGTGTGATTAGAAATAAAATTTTTAGTAAATGAGGGAGAGTTTGTCTTTTCAGTTCGGGTATAAGGTAGCTTCAGTTTTTCAAAAACTTTCGCAATACTTGCTGCGGCCCATATTTGAGTATCTACTCCTGTTTCTATTTTCACTTGTTGTAATAGGTTTTCTTCTTTTACTGCCAGTGCTGTTTTCAATTGATTGGCTTTCTCGATATCTACCCGAACACCTAGGTGGCGCATATCGACCAAACAAGGAAACAGATCAGTCTCAAGATCAAAAACGTCCTGCAGATGATCTTCAATAATTATATTTTTTAATTTGTGCCAAAGTCTTAAAGTTAGTTCAGCATCTTTTTCAGCATATCCACCAACTTCCATCGCAGGCATTCTCCACATATCTGCTTTTGGATCTAATCCTCTTTCTTTTGCTGCTTGATTTAATCTTGCTTCACTCTTTCCTTCACCAAGATGATGCCAAGACAAAGTATTTAATGTGTATGAGAATCTATTTTCATCAATTAGTGATGATGCAATCATGGTATCTATGATTAAACCATTGATTTTTATACCTAAATTACGTATCCAACATACGTCGTACATAGCGTTGTGAAATATTTTTGTAGCAGGTGATTCACAAATATCTTTAAACCATTCGATAGTTTTCTTTCTATCCATGTTAGGCCCTTGTTCGTGTGCAATTGGAAAATAATTTTTATAACCGTTTACAGCTACAGCAAAACCTACGATCTCACCATTACCTGATATTGCTCCAGAGCCTTTTGATTTTAAATCTGGATCTCTTGTCTCTAAGTCAATTGCAATTTCATCAGCTGATCTTAGATCAGGATATTCTTTTGGTATAATCCATTCTGTGTGTGGTACTATCATATTAAATCAAATAAATAAATTGTTAAAATACATAAACACATTAGTTCTGTGTAAATATTCATTTCTTTTTACCCATGTCTTTCATCTTTTTTATTTCTAATTCACAGTAATGAATTATTTTTTCTAAATCTTCTATGCCGTTTTTATTTTTATAACGACACACATACTTTATAACGTTTCCCTGAAAAAAAGAAAGGTCATTCTTAGATATAAATTCATATGGTTGAATGTGAAACGATTTGTAATGAGATCCACCAATCTGTTTATCTTGTGGAAATACATCATTAAATATATCTTTATTTGTCATATTGGATAAGTCCTCCTTGTTTTATTTGCTAGTTTAAATGTATAGAGATTGTTTCTTGCACGTGTATACGCAACATACCAAACTCTATGTTCTTCGTCTGCTTTATCATCACTTCGATTCATCGATTTAACTATCTTGTCACCAAGATCTGTACAGAGAATTACGTTGTCTTTTTCACCACCCTTGATAGCGTGTATAGTCGAAATCCATATTCTTGCATCTTTGTCTAAGTCTTCTTTGTTTTCAAACAAACGTACAAAATATTCTTTTTGTTCTTGTTCATCTTTATCAACCAAAGCAAATGCATCAAACCAGTTTTCGTTTTTATTCCATCTTACATTTCCTATGTAACCTTTAATATCATTTGTTTCTTGTTCTGTTAATTCTTCTCCCTTACGCCAACGTTCATAATTCTTTACTGCTTTATACAAAGATACCTTGATGCTTTTTCTTTTAGTGCTTTCATAATATAAACCTTTTTCAATAAGTATTTCTTCTATCTTTAATATTTTTGATATAGTTCTTGCAAGTATTAACCACTTTCCTTTTGTTAAATCTATTTCATCTAAATTATATATCTCTTCACAAACACCTTCGTAGTCTCTTGGATGATATATTTTATTTTTTTTAACTCCTGATATATTTCCAATAGCTATCTTAGATTGTTAC